TCGCCTTCTACCAACATATAGTGAGCAGCAGTACCAAAGTTCATAGCATCTGTAGTCTTTTGCACTTCATTAACAGCATGTAGCTGGGAATGACCAAACTTACGCAGGGTGCTACTGCTTATTCCTACCTCAGAGTGATATACCTCATTGGGTATGTCTGCATATATTAAAGCCTCGCCTCTTTCCTCGTAAGGATATGCTTCTAGTTCTTTTATCTGTTCCATATTTTATTCTCCTTTTATAAAATTAATAATCTCTTCCCTGTCATCGTCAGGGTGCAGTCCTCTTTCTCTGCCCACCTCATTAATTTCGTCATCTGATATTTTTTTAGCAAATATCTTGTCAAAGTTTTCATTGAACTTATCAACGTTATAAGGTCTGGGTCTACTGCCTTTGCCTTTGAAATTGCTCATATAGTCTCCTTAAAATGGTGGTTCGTCTTTAGGTGGGAAGTAAGAATGCTTATGTTCTTCCATTTCCCAACGGTGTTTGTAATTTGGCGTAGCTGTTTCTTCTGTCCAATCATCATCATACTCTATAGGTATATCTTCATACACAGATTGATGTGATAAAGGAACAGGCCAGTAGCCTACTTTAGCCTGTAGATCCTGTAAGTTTTCCGTATAAGATTTATCTGGATTGTATGCAGGAACATATCCTTTGCAGTTGGCCTTCATTTTATCAAACAAGGCATTAGCATCAAAGTTCTTAGTAAGTGCCTTTAGCTCGAACTTGGTTGCATCATAAGGTATAAATCTAACGCCGAATTGATCGTCATAAGATCTAAATGCGTAGAACCTTATTTTATTACTCATTGTCTACAACTGACTCACTTGCAAACCTGTAGGCACTTTCAAACATACTAGGTTGATGAGCATATATATACTCAGCAAACGCCTGGAGTCTTTTCATAGCCATAAGGTCATTGTTAAAGCTGGTAGATCCCTTTGGCTTAAAGGCTGACTTGGCTATGGCTTGGTTGTTACGCCTAGTCATATCCAAAGCAAGGGCCATACTGTTATCTACTAGATCATCTATCCACTTCATTTCGTCTTTTTTCATTTACTTCTCCAAAAGTTAATATTAGATACTATATTAAATTGTTTGACATGTAAACAGATATAGCTATACTAAATGTATATTTATTTTATTTATGGAGAAGAATATGAATATGAGTGCGAAGAAAGAATCTGAAATGGATCATAACGACAACCTGGCTTTTGACTTAACTGTCAGCATGATGCGTAACTACGCAAAAGATTGCTTGGTTGATAAGGATATGGAAATGATGGATCCGATGGCTGGGTCTTACTTATTGGTTCACAATTTAGTTGTTGGCTTATTACATAAAGCTGATGGCTTTGAAAGTGAACTTATTAATATATGTCACTCTGCGGTTGAAGATGCAGAGTTCAGACTAAATAAATCTAAGGGGGAATAAAATGGGTGCATTAAAAGACTTATTAATAGATGCCGATATTGCGGCTGAAGAAGTGTTGCATGAAGGTTGCGAGGACTTTAAACAGTTCTGCGACGGTATGAAGAAGATGAGGGAGCTGTCTGATAATTGGTTATTAGAACATGAACCTCATTTAGAACAGGCCTGGAGGGAACATACCGAAACGCAATACTATAATCATAGAGAATAATCGCGAACAGGCAGTCGTTTGGCTTGTATAAACAATAATAACGCAGTCGTCTTGATATAAACTTTGGGGCTTGGTTTACGACATAAAGCCCCACTATTTGCTATACTTTGAATATGTCACATTTAAAGATCATAGACTTTGCATCTAAAAGACCTAAACCTACTTACGTTGAAGCAAAAGATAGGCTAGAACATTTGTTTGAGGATTTTGTCGCAAGAGGTGTCTCACCGAAAGAAATCGCAAGTCTAATCTTTACCTTCGGAGCATGTGAGTTGTTGAGTTATTCTGACTCCCCAGAAGAGGGGTCGGAACTGATCGACGAGGTTTTATATAATTGCTTCGGTATTAAGAAGAAATCACTGTTTTCAGAGGGTTTTGTCACAGAGGACGATACAGACTGACAAAACTATTGGCTTGAAAGCCTTACTGGGACTGGTTTTGGGGTTTTGTCAGTTTTGTCAGGGTTTGGGTGTAAGTGACAAAAGGGTCGGAACTATTCGACGCGGTATGAGTAATATGAAAGGGGGAGTATAATAATATATGACAAAACTATATATATACTCTTATTTATTAATATATATTACCTTGTAGACCTCATAGTTGCAGGGTTTTTAGTTTTGTCAGGGTTTTCTGACAAAAGTATGACAAAAGTAATATAAGTATGACAAAACAAAAAACAAGATTGAAGAAAGAATTGAGGGATAAGTTGCCAGAATATGTAGTCGATTTACTAGAAGATGAGGATATAGTAAGATTTGTAAAGAAGTTTCCAGGAGCGAGATTAATAGATGCGAAGAAATCACAACATAAGAAAGACAGTTAAGGTTGAAGCTACTCTTGAAGAAGGTGTAGAAGATATGCCTATTGAGTATTTAAATCACGATGAAAAGCATTTAACTAAGCGTCAAAGGTTATTAGTCTGGAATGCAGTCAACGATCCACAATTAACATGGGCTGAAGCGGCCAAGAAAGCAGGATATAAGAATCCTATTGTTATCGGTAGATACATGCATGAGGGTAATAAGTATGCACATGTTAGACGGGAGTATGAACGATTGATGTCGGAAGCTAAGAAGAAGTTTGAGCTTACGCATGATAAGGCTGTAGAAGATTTATATACTATTCGGGACTTAGCATTAGAGTCGGGATCCTACTCTGCTGCTATACAGGCTCAAGGATTACTTTTGAAGGTCGGGGGTCTAATCGTAGATCGTCGGGAAGTATTGCACGGTAAGATTGACCAGATGAGTCGGGACGAAGTAGAGAGAAGGTTAAAGCAATTAATCGGGACTAAGGCTATAGAGAACTCGTCGGGTTCTAATATTTTAGAAAACAAAGAGTCGGGATCTAAGTAGTCGGGATTAATCCAAATATCCCTTGTAGTAGACGTAAGCTAAACCAAGAATACTACCTATCAAGAGGTAGCCTAACAATATCCATAGGAGTACCTCAATCATTAATTCACCTTATATGTAGAAAATATATCAATTGATGTGCCTAGTTTATCTTGTTGTAATTCTTCTAAATGATGTATTAAGGCATATAGTCCTGCCTTGATACCTGAATGTTCTGATTGAGTATGACTATCATTTACCCATTCATCATCAGCAATAATATCTTCTGCAATATTTTTTATTCGTTCAATTGTTATCATTAGATACCTCCTGTACTGTTAAGTCATATTCTAATTCAGTTAAGTATGAATATGACTGTAAGAACTCTTGTTTAGATAAGATGTAAAAGTCTCTCATCTTTTCTTTATCGTCAATAAAACTTTTGTAGTTAGGCATTAGATACCTCCTCTTGTTAATCTTCTTAATAAACTTTCATCTGTTTGTTCTTTACAAATATCAGTAATTACCTGTTTAATCATATCTCCCAATTGATGAAAACTTACATTGTCATCATCTTTGTTTGCTCTAATTAACATTTCTATATCTTCAATCATTTCTTCTTTATCCATTAGATACCTCCTCTCCATACATCATTGCCTTGAGTCTATCGCTCATTGGCAATACATCTAACTTATACAATAGTTGTTCAACTAAATATAATTTATCTACAACATATTGAAAATCAGAATTAAGTTGATAATCATAGTCTTGCATTATTTCCTCCATACTGATTTGCAAATCTGTTATATCTTGTTGCAAATATTTTTTAAGTTGTCTTACTTCGCTCATTTTACATTCTCCTTTAGTTCGTTAATTTCATCTTCAAAACAATATTGAATACCTTGATATAGGTTTTCCCAACTTACGCCATAATTAGCGTCATGGTTATCTACAACTCTCTGTAGAACGTCCATACAATCATCATCAGTAAGTTCTAGGTCAACCTTCTCGGGCATATCCTCATTTAGTATTTCTAATTGGTCTTTAACATCTTCTATTGACCAAACAATAGCAATAGAGTTATTGCTGTTATATCCGTTTCCATATTCTTGTACTTCGCTCATTCTTGACCTCCTATAGTCTTGGTTTAAATATTTCTACTAAAGTCTCTAACTTATCCTTCGGCACATCTTTTAAATGGTCGGGTGTTTCATTAGGTTTTAGATCAATTTTTACTAGATGACCTTGATTAGATAATCTTTCCATCTTGTCTTCTGCCATATCAAGGTCTTTAGTCTCCATAGCAACGCGATAGCTGTTATCCACCTTGTTATAAACTTTTACTTGGTATTTCTTCATTAGTCTTGCTCCTTTTTAAATTGTTCCCAGTAGTCGGGATTCGGGGTTGTCGTCATTTGAAATATGGGTTGGTCGGGTAGCCTAACTTGAAGTTGTCGGGCTTGTCTTAATATGTCGGGATATGTCGGGTTGCCCTCCATAGCGAACTCTATATTAGTTCTGAAAATTCTTATATATGTCATAGTTGTTGTTTCCTGTAAAAAATGGGGCTTTGTTCATAAGACTGTTGCTTTATCGTTTAGGCTATCACTAGCCCGTCTAACTGGTATAGATTTAAATGTTTACCACTTTTATACATACCCCAATTAACAGTTTATACACTTGCTAAGGTGTACGGAGTAAATCCTAAATAGATTCTTTTTCCTCGTAATATGTCCAATAATAGGCGTCAGAATGTCCGTCATATTCCCAGTCTTCTTCGGCTTGTTTAAATTGTTCTTTTCCTAGAACTTGCTCAACGCATTGTATTGAGCATACGGAATCACTATCACGAACAATATAAATGCCGTTTTTTTGGTCTAGCTTGTCTATAGGTTTAGAACATGCTTCGCAATTGGTTAACCATGTATCAAGGCTCATTACTTCACCCCCTCTATATATTCTTTTGCTTTGTCTGTATTTACATAATCGCAAATATCTAAGCGTCTTTTTTGAGTCGCTGTATCTAAAGAATCCCAATCACTAGGAAAAGAAATACCATTGATAGTTTCATAAAATCTTTTTCTTTGGTTGTTGCTCTTTCTGATAGATTCTTCATTATCACTTTCAGACATTAAAGCAAAGATTCTTGATATGTTGCTAACTGTTTTCAAAGGATCTGAACTTTTCACACGATCCTCGCAAGAAATTAAATCATCATCTTTTAATATCTTTCTTGCTTGTTCTTCAAAGTCTTCAACTCTTATTTCTTTGTTTGGATTAATCCAATATAAATGCCTAGCAGTTGTATTGCTCCAATCGTTAACGCTTATTAAGTCATCAATAGCCACCAAAGTTTGGTAAGAAAAAAACAACTCACGCCCATTAACCATATGGCTATATAGGTTTTTAGTTGTTCTTAAATATCTAGGCTTAGAGCCTTGTAAATCTATTTCACTTTTTAAAATACTCATATATATATTCTCCGTTTTATATGTTGCAGGAATAAATCCTGTATATAGGATTATAAGTCATATTGTACTAATTGTACACACTTATAATTGGATATGTTCTATATAAGTATTGATATATATAATTAATAGCATCTAGGGGGGTTGTCGGGTGCATATAAAAATATATAGCGTTTTTGCTGTCGGGTTGTCGGGAGTCGGGTTGAATATGAAGTGTCGGGAGTCGGGTTTGTATTAAAGGACTAGAACAAAAGAAAAGAAAATGCCGTATATATTAATAAATAAGAAAAAAAGATCTTACCAGGTGCAGCTGCAAGATCCTCCAAGATCCTCCAAGATCCTCCAGTAGATCAATCAATAAATAAGTGTACAAATAGTACAAAGATGACTTATAATATCTATATACCAGGGAATAACCCCTGGGCATTTACGGAGAATAAATATGAACTTATATGACGCAAACTCAAAAGAGTTAATCCAGGTAGGCGATAAGGTTAAAACCTTTAGAGACGAACTGGTTACTATTACTGGTTGGGAGGAGAGACCTTTTCCCTCAACTGGTAGAGTGTTCTTTATAGAAGAGGACGGATACGACAACAGAGTCCAGGGTGGAGTTTACCCTGGAGTAGTTAACGCAAAAATAGGAGAATAAATATGACACATCAAGAAAAAATGGATTACTTAAAAACAATCCAAGACAGAAACCAGGCGTTAATTGAACGCCTGAATGGTATGGTAAGAGATACCCCAATCTCAGGATCATTTGGCTTATTGGGTCAGATCCTGGTTGATCAAGGTTTAGCAGATACTAGAGCAGGGGCAATAGATGAGGCTTGTAATTACGATCTACATCAAGCCCCGCTTGATCGCCAAATCCTCCAGGACATATATCATACGGTAAGTTATAAAAAACTAACTTCAGCAATCTGCAATTGCGACGGATCCAACTTCCCCTGGTTGCTAAAGATAGCACCCAGGTTGATCAAGATCTGCCTGGAAAATAAAGTTGATCTTGCTTTGATTGAGAGAACTGAAGAAGCATTTGATCAATTAGATAGGAGGGCTAGTTAGATGGAACAAGAAAAGAAATGTATTGACCTGGTAGCAGACAAGTTTGCCCAGGAGGAAGCAGGAAACCGCGAGGCACGTAAATGGTTTGACGAATACGAGAACGCAACCGAAGGCACTCAAATAGCGATGAGAGTTATAACCGAAAAGAACGGCGACTGCTTTAACGATTATTACGACTATTACGACTGGTTAAACCAGTCGTTCTTGTCTTTTGATTTTGTTGATCCGTTCACCTTTACTGACCAGAAGGCAGGATATTGGCGTCTTCAGATATCCTGGGGTGGCCCAAGTTCCGAGTTCAGAATATATGCAGATTCAAACCTAAATATATGTTCTATTGAATATTGGTATATGGATTGGTTTGACGGCGCTTATATTGATGTTGAGGATCATACAGAGTCTTACAACATATGCGAAACATTCCTGGAGATGCAAAGGTATTAGTCGGGCAGTCGGGATTAAGGGAGACTAGCGTCTCCCTTTTTTTTGCCTAGAGTTTTATTTAATATAAAAGAATATTGTCCTGGATCTTACCTGGTTGATCAGCCCAGGCGGGGGATCCACCTGGAAGATTTGACCCCAGGGGGCGATAGATCTATCGGATCTATTAGTCGGATCTTTAATAATTGGGACTCTATAGGACTGAAAAAGGTCGGATAAAGTCGGATAATTAGAAAACCCCCACCCCCCAAAATATAACTAGGTACTTTATATACTAGGAGAAGAACAGTATTACAGTTACAAAATATACCATTTTTTTAGGATTCCACTTTTACTTGTATAAGGTACCCTATTCCAGTTATAATTTTCCCAAAGGTTTTGCAGGTAGGCTTGAGACACTTCGCTCAAACTCTTCTCCAAAAGATTCACACTTGCCTGCAAAATTTTTCTACATTTTTTTTCAAAACGGTTTTTGCAAATAAGGTACCCATACAGAAATAATTTTTTCTATACTTTTTTGACTTTTGAATGGTATGATATGGCGTATGGCAAATCCATTTGATACAGATTATTCATTTTTGAATCTACCTGAGAAGGGTTCGGATGTAAGGGGTCCTATTGATCTTCCATCTGTTGAACCTGTCAATTCTAATTTTCAAATAGAAGGATACGCCCCAAGACAATTACAAAGACAAAGACTCGTTCAACCATCCTTACTACCTTTTTTGGAAGAAGAGAATGAAGAGCTATTATCATCTGCTCGTCCTTTTGAGGATATTCAGTCCCTAGGAGCAACATTTGGCCAAAGACTCGCTGAGACTGAAAAGTTCTTCGGCGACCAAGTAAATAAGCTGCAAGGCAATATAGACGATTTAATCAATACTAAGAGTGATTTAACCAAACAATTAGAGGCTGCTTTCTTACAACAAGATGAAATGAGTCAGCAAGCAATTGAAGAACAAATCGCTGCTTTAGATAAACAAAGAGCTGAATTAACCACCCTTTTAGAGCAAAAGGTTGCTGAAGCTGAAGCCGAAGGTGTGGATGCTGTAGCCGCAGCAGAACAGGTTGCTGCCGACCAAAGACAGCAGTTTGAAGGCCAGATTTCAGGCCTAGATCAACAACTACAAGATTTAGAAATATCTAAGCAAGAAGCTATTGCAGCTGGAGATCAACAGAGAGTCGCTGAATTAGAAGCGCAACAACAACAACTTACTCAAGAACGTGAACAGATAGTCAGCCAGATGGAACAGCAATTTGGCGCTGAACGTGGCGAGCTTGAAGGTCAAATTACATCTTTAGATGAGCAGCTAAATCAGTTGCAGATAGATAAGGAACTTGCTATTCAGCAAGGAGATGAGCAAAGAGTTCAAGAGTTAGAAGCCTTGGAACAACAATTAACTTCTGAAAGAGACCAAATTGTTAGCCAAATGGAACAACAATTTGGCGGAGAACGTAGCGAATTAGAAGGACAGATTACTAGCCTAGACGAACAGCTTGCTCAGTTAGAAATAGACAAAGAACTTGCTATTCAACAGGGTGATGAACAGCGTGTTGCAGAGCTTGAGGCTCAACAACAGCAATTAACCCAAGAGCGTGAGCAGATTGTTAGCCAAATGGAGCAAGCATTCGGAGGTGAGCGTTCTGAGTTTGAAGGGCAGATATCTAGTTTAGAAGACCAACTCAGTCAGTTAGAGATAGATAAAGAGTTGGCTATTCAAGCAGGTGACGAGCAAAGGGTAGCTGAACTAGAAGCCCAAGAACAAACTTTAATCCAACAAAGAGATGAATTGGTTGCCCAAATGGAGCAACAATTCGGCGGCGAAAGAGGTGAGCTAGAAGCAAGGATTGCTGAGATAGAATCTGCTCAACAAGCCGCTATTGCAGAGCGTGACCAAGCTATTGCAGAACAAGACAATATAAGAGCGCAAGCAGCCGAACAACAAGCGCAAGCCCTAGAAGGACTTAAGCAAGAGCTTCTTACAGAGCGAGCAGGTATTGTTGGCGGATTAGAAGGGACTATTGGCGACTTACAAGGTGAAATAGATGGTCTAACTGGAGCAAGAGATACTGCTATAGCCGAAAGAGATCAGGCTATTGCTCAACAAGATACGATTAGAGCTGAATCTGCAGAGGCGCAAGCCCAAGCACTTGACGCTCAAGCAAACGATTATCAAGCTCAACTAGATCAATTAACAGGTCAAAGCACTCAATATCAAGGTCAGGTAACTGAAAGGGACCAGACTATTGCAGATTTACAGGCGCAGATTGCTGCGTTACAAGATGCTGGACAACCTCCAGCAGATAGGCCTCCTCCTCTAGGTCCAGATATAGGCGGACCCGTTATACCTCCAAAGCCACCTTACTTACCTCCTAAAATAAAAGACCCAATATTTATAGATGATGGCCCTGGTTTTAGAGATGATAAACAACCTCCTATTAAAGTACCAGGAGGTACTCCAGGATTTTACGATAGGAAAGGTCCTATTGCTAAAGACCCTAGAATTCCAGACCCAAGAGAAAAATTTATTTCGTATGAAAGAGAACCAGTTGCACCAATATTTAAGCCAAGTCCTATAAAAGCTCCACCCCCAAAAATGAGTGTTGGCGGTATAGGTGGATTTTCTGGGAAAAGAACTGGTAGAATGGCAAGAAGATAAAGGAAATTAATATGAATATGGACAACGAACCAAGAATGCAAGATAGAAGCCCAGAAGGCCAGATGTTTGCAATTGAATCAGAAATTAAAAATATGATGAAAGAGTACGAGATGGCTGTTAGGAATGGTGAGAATCAAAGAGCGCAAATGATTGCAGATCAGATTGGTAAGCTAGAAAAGATGAAGATTGAGATTCAAGAAACAACTAGGCCAAGACAAATAGATAATATTAAATCTATCTTAAATGCAGGAACTTTAGGCATGACTCCAGGAAAAGATATGGGAGGTAGACCTGTAAATATGAATGCAGATACAGTAAGAAAAAATCAAATGGAAATGGGAGATTTAAGCAGATTTGGTATGGCTAGTGGAGGCGAAGCCTCTTTCCCAGATTTAACAGGAGATGGACAAGTTACTCAAGCTGATATCTTAAAAGGTAGAGGTGTAGAGTTTGCCGAAGGCGGCGAAGCTATAGGCGACGATCTTGCTGGTATGGCGATGTCTCAAGAAGAGGCTATGGCTGAAGTTGGCAACGCAGAAAAAGAAATGGCGATGATTCAACAGCTTGTTACTGTAGTTCAGCAATTATTAGCTGAAGGTATATCTGAAGATGACTTAGTTGCTTTCTTGAAAGAACAAGGCCTAGACGATGAAGATATAGATAGTCTAATGCAAATGGTTTTACAGTCTCAATCAACTCAAGCACCTGATCAAATCGGTCAAGAACTACAAGGTATGATGTAATGGGTTTTTTAAGTAATCAGTTTACTAGACCAGCTCAAATCCAACAAACAGGACAGCAACAACAAATGATGCAACCAGCTGTAGGTATGCCGCAACGAACTGGCGCAGCTACAATGGCAATTACTCAAGGTCCTGGTGGGCAAATGTATACAGACGGTTCTATGCAGACTCCATATAATCCTCCTCAAAATCAGCCGTATCAACAAGATATTGCTCGTCCTATAAATGATAATATGAGAATGGACATTCGAGATAGAAGAGCTAGACCCCCTCAAGGCGGTATAGGCTCATTCCCTAATCCATTTGGTAATAGAGGCGGATTTGGTAATCCTTACGGCGGTAGCCGAGGCGGATTCGGACAGCAACCTGGATTTGGTGGCGGTATGTACGGCAATCCTTACGGCGTCGGTGGCTTTGGTATGCAAAGACCTCCTCAGTTCGGTGGTGGATACGGTATGCAACAACCTGGATTCGGTGGTGGATTTGGTAGACCACCTATGTTTGGTGGAGGTTTTGGCGGCGGTTATGGAATGCAACCACCTCAATTTGGCGGAGGCTACGGTGGTGGCTACGGCGGAGGAATGGGCGGTGGTTTCGGCGGTGGCAGATACAGAAGAATGCCTCCAATGTTCGGCGGAGGGAGTCCCTTTGGACCTGGATTCGGCGGTGGTATAGGCGGTATGTTCCCTGGTATGGGAGGCGGATATGGTCAAAGACCTCCTATGTATGGCGGTGGATTTGGCGGAGGATTCGGAGGTGGATTTAGACAACAACCTCCTAGTTATGGTGGTATAGGCGGTGGGTTTAAACAACCGATGCCAGTAAGACCTCAACCTATGCCTATAGCTAGGCCTAGACCTGTATTTAATAAAGGTCCAGGCTCTATGGGAAGAAATGAAATACATATAGCAAGACTGCCTGAGCTAAGTTTAAGAGGTAGACCTGCTATGATGCAAACTCAAGGCCCAGAAAGTTTAGGTTTTGGACAAATGGAATTCTTGACCAACAAAAAATGAATGAAGATTTACCAAACGTTGAATCTATAATTGCACCTCTAAATATTCAAGAACAAAGAGAAGCTTTTGGCGGTCCTTTGTATCAAATGATGAACCCTAGCGGTAAAAAAATAGCAGATGCTGTAAGCGGTGGTATTAACAGTTTAACAAGTGATCCTATGATGGCTTTGCCTGGTGGTTTGTTTGCCAAGATGACTAGGACTCAATTATTAGAAGAATTAGCAAAAAGAAATAAAATTTTTAAAAAATTAGAATTTAATTTTAAAAGAGAAAAATACAACTTTGAAAAAGGTGGACCAGATGAAGCTCAAGCAGCAGCTTCTGCAATGAAAAGAATAGATAACCAAGCTACTCCAATAAGAAAACAAATTGAAGAAATAGAAGATATATTAAATAAATCTAAATGAATCTCTCAAATTTAACCGAGACAGAACTGAAAGAAGCTCTGATGCTCAAAGAAAAGCTGGACGGCTTTGAAACCCAAGATAAATGCCAAAACGATTTTTTGGAATATGTGCAACACATGTGGCCAGAATTTATATGCGGTCGCCATCATAAGATTTTTGCAGAAAAGCTTAACAAAGTAGCAACAGGCGAGATTAAGCGTTTAATTGTTAACATGCCTCCTCGTCATACCAAGTCAGAATTTGCATCTACCTTCTTCCCATCATTTATTATGGGTAAGAAACCTAAGATGAAGATTATGCAAACAACCCATACAGGAGAACTTGCTGTACGATTTGGTCGTAAGGTCAGAAACTTGATGGACCAAAAAGAATACAAGGATGTCTTCCCAGAAGTTAAACTCCAAGCCGATAATAAATCAGCTGGACGTTGGGAAACCAACAAGGGCGGCGAATACTTCGCAGCTGGTGTGGGTGGTGCTGTTACTGGTAGGGGTGCGGATTTATTGATTATTGATGACCCTCATTCAGAACAAGATGCTCTTAGCCCGAATGCACTTGAGTCTGCTTGGGAATGGTATACATCTGGACCTAGACAGCGTTTACAGCCTGGTGGAGCTATAGTATTGGTTATGACGCGTTGGTCTTCTATAGATCTAACAGCTAAGCTATTGGACTCCCAAAAAGAAGCACTTGCAGATCAATGGGAAATGATAGAGTTTCCTGCTATTTTTCCAGAAACAGACAATCCTTTGTGGCCTGAGTTCTGGCCTAAAGATGAATTATTAAAAGTTAAATCTTCTATTCCTGGAATCAAATGGAATGCTCAGTGGATGCAGAATCCTACAGCTGAAGAAGGAGCTATCATAAAAAGAGACTGGTGGAAGCGATGGACTCATAAGAGCATACCACCTGTAAAATATATTATGCAGTCATACGATACTGCCTTTTCTAAAAACCAAACTGCTGACTTTTCAGCGATATCTACTTGGGGTGTTTTTAAACCCTCAGAAGATGCTCCTGATTGTTTAATACTATTAGACTGTCAAAAAGGTCGTTGGGACTTTCCAGAGCTAAAAGAAATAGCTATGCGTGAATACACTTATTGGGAATGCGATATGGTTCTTATTGAAGCAAAAGCGTCTGGAACTCCACTTACCCAAGAGCTACGGCGAATAGGTATTCCTGTTGTTAATTACTCTCCGACTAGAGGCCATGATAAACATTCTAGGATGCACTCGGTTGCTCCTATCTTTGAATCAGGAATGGTGTATGCACCTAATAAGACCTTTGCAGAGGATATGATAGAGGAATGTGCGTCATTTCCATTTGGTGCTAACGATGATTTATGTGATACTATGACTCAAGCTTTAATGAGATTTCGCGAAGGCGGATTTGTCTCGTTAAATAATGATTATGAAGATAAAGAAAGAGAAATAAGACAGAGGGTTTATTACTAATGGCAATTGAAAGACAAGTACCAGATCCAGCTCAAATTGCAGAACCAGTACAAGATTTAACAAACGAAAGATCAACTGAAGATATTGATGAAGAAATTATTGAAGTCTTAGATGCTATGGGCGAAGGCGAAGATAATATTCAAATGCAAGAAGACGGTTCTGCAATATTAGGTCCAGAAGAACCTATGATGCCAAATGTAGGTTTTGCAGAAAATTTAGCAGAAGTTATATCACCTCAAGAGCTATCTACTATCTATATAGAATTAGTGGGAGCTATTGAAAGCGACAAATCATCTAGAGAAGATTGGGAAAGAACTTATACAGACGGACTTAAATACTTAGGTATGAAGTTTGACGATAATAGGTCTGAGCCTTTTGCAGGGGCTAGTGGTGTTATTCATCCGTTATTAGGAGAGTCTGTTACTCAGTTCCAAGCGCAAGCATATAAAGAATTACTACCAGCTGGAGGCCCTGTTAAAACGCAAGTAGTAGGTGCTTATGATGGTTTGGTTGAAGAACAAGCTCAAAGAGTTAAAGAGTTTATGAATTATCAGATTCTTCATGTTATGGAAGAGTATGATGAAGAATTAGACCAAATGCTTTTTTATCTACCTCTTGCAGGTTCTGCATTTAAAAAAGTTTACTACGATGAAACTCTAGGAAGGCCTGTATCTAAATTTGTAGCTCCAGAAGATTTGATTGTTCCTTACTATACAACTGACTTAGAAACCTGTTCGCGAATTACTCATGTTGTTAAGATGCCAGAAAATGATGTAAGGAAATTACAAGCTATTGGATTTTATAAAAATGTAGATGTTGAGTCTGGAGATAATGTTACTTTAAATTCAGACATACAATCAGAAAAAGAAAAGTTAGAAGGTATGGAGCCAAGTTATGATGATGGTGAGGTATCTGTTTTATATGAAGTTCATTGCAATTTAGACCTAGAAGGCTTTGAAGATATAGGTCAAGATGGTGAGCCTAGTGGAGTTAAGTTGCCTTATATCGTAACTATAGACTCTAACAGCGAAAATATTTTAGCTATCAGAAGAAACTTCAAAGAAGAAGATCCAATGAAGAAAAAGACTGAATACTTTGTTCACTTTAAGTTTCTTCCTGGATTGGGCTTTTATGGGTTTGGTTTAACACACATGATTGGTGGTTTATCTAAAGCCTCTACATCTATTGTTAGACAGTTAATTGATGCTGGTACTCTAGCTAATTTACCTGCTGGTTTTAAAACTAGAGGTATTAGAATTAGAGATGAAGACGAGCCAATACAACCAGGTGAATTTAGAGATGTTGATGCTCCAGCAGGCTCACTTAGAGATGCTATTCAACCATTACCATTTAAAGAACCAAGTGGTACTTTACTTAATTTATTAGGTTTATTAGTACAATCTGGTCAAAGATTTGCCTCCATAGCAGATACAAATATTGGAGAGGGTAACTCTCAAGCTCCTGTAGGAACTACTTTGGCTCTTATGGAAAAATCAAGCAAAGTATTATCTGCTATTCATAAAAGATTACATAACGGTCAGAAAAAAGAATTTAGATTATTAGCCACTATTTTTAAAGATAGTCTGCCTCCTGTATACCCTTATGCGGTATCGGGAGGTAACATGCAGGTTAAGCAACAGGACTTTGATGATAGAGTTGATATATTCCCAGTAAGTAATCCAGACATATTTTCTACTAGCCAGAGAATAGTTATGGCTCAAGAAATGATGCAGTTAGTTCAATCTAATCCAGAGATTCATGGTCCTGGTGGAACTTACGAAGCTTACAGAAGAATGTATGCTGCTTTAGGTGCAGATAATATAGACCAATTACTGATGCCACCACCAGATACAACTCCTAAACCTATGGAGTCTGGTATGGAAAATAGTGGTCTTATGATGGGTGGACCAGCTCAGGCATTCCCAGAGCAAGACCATGATGCACATATAGCAACTCATGTGTCTTTATTAAATATGGCTCCTGTTCAGATGAATGCTCAGATACAAGGAAATATACATTCACATATCATGCAGCATTTACAGTTAAAAGCAGATGCAATTGCTCAACAGCAAATGCCTCCAGAAGCTATGCAACAGTATCAACAAATGCAACAACAAGCTCAACAGATGCCTCCGCAAGAAGCTGCTCCAGTTATGCAGCAAGCTCAGGCAATATTGGCTCAATTTAGTTCGCCAATCATGTCTGAACTAATGCAACAATTCTCTCAACAGGTATCAACTCCGCCAGAGGAAGATCCTCTTGTAACAATTAGAAAACAAGAACTTGCACTTAAGGGTCAAGAACTTTCTCAAGATCAAGAGCAGTTTGAAGCTAAAGAAAGAATGAGAATGGAAGAAAAATTACGTCAAGATAAAATTGATGTAGAAAGAATACAGGCTCAAAAAGATATAGCAGAGTTAAAAGACGACACAACTAGAGATAGAATGGATCAACAAAAAGAACTTAAATTAATTGATATTGGTTTAAAACAATTGTAAGGTACACTATATGAAAAACGTAAAAGTATTAAAAGGAAAACAAGGTTACTCTAATAAGGGTTCCGTGCCATTTAAAGCTGTTTCAGAAGCACCTAAAAAAACTAAAGCTTCCTCTACTCCAGGAATGGGTAAAGGGAAGGCTAGAGGTATGGGCGCTGCTGAATTTGGCGGCAAGTTTTCTGGTATATATTAAATGTCAGTTCTTTGGCTGTCTGAACAGCTAAAAAAAAGAATTGCTGAAAAAAAAGATGATATTCAAGTCTCAATTATGAATGGGGCTAAAGATGTTGAAGAGTATCATTATCTACGTGGGCGCTACAATTCTCTCGCCGACTTAGAATCTGAACTTAGAGAATTGCTAAAAAAGGTAATAGAAAACGATGAGCAAGGTAATAGTTCCTGAACATGTCGCAAAAGCAGTAGAAAAAGATAATCTACTAAAAGCAAAAGAAGAAAAAACCCCAGAAGCAGTTAAAGAAGTAGAAAATGCTTATACAGAAGCTTCTAAAAGAGTATTGGATCCTTCCTTGCTCGATAAATCATTTTTAGAACGTATGCCTCAGCCTACAGGTTGGAGGATTCTTATATTGCCATACAAGGGCAAAGGTGTAACTGAAGGCGGTATTCAGCTAGTTAAAGAAACAGTTGATAGAGAGTCATTAGCAACAGTAGTATCCT